CAATGGCTATCTGGTGGAACCCCAGTTCATTGTTAAGTATGGACTGAGCCTGCAGATTGATGGAGGGGAAAGCGAAAAGGCTGAGATTTACGGAGCTGATTTATCTGCCGGCCGGGACATTGGTCCTGTGTTGGGCGGCAGCCAGGCCGCCCATTATTTCCCGTTGTTTGCCATTCGGGCTAAGGAATTTGCCCCTGGCGGGCTGATTAATAGTCTGCAGGGCTTGCCTAAAACACTTGACTTGCTGGGCAACTATGCGACGGAGCTGGTAGTGCTTCGTGATCCCGTGTTTAGCAACATGAAAGAGGCTGCGGGCCATTTCAATGGCACGCTGCCGGAAGATACTGACGGCCAATATGGCCTTGGCGAAGCGCTGCTGCAGGGCTATGACAATGATGGTGTGAGCATTATTCAGCTCACCACTGAGCAGCCTGACGTGCTGCCATTGGCAGTCGAGGACATTTATACGCTTACGGACATGGGCGTACTGGAAGGCAACTTCCTCATGAAAAAAGTGGTGGATGGCAAGACACTCACCACGCTTTACGCTGCCCCGAACAAGAGCGAGCACATTGAGCTCACAGCCATTTATGACTTGGTGCGTGAATCAATTACCACTGAATACGATAGTAAGTTTGACTTCCCGCCCAGTAACGAAAACATCAAGATTACCAACATCAGTGGAGGGGGTGTGTTAACGCTGGAGCGGCGCCACACGTTTGAGAGTGGCTTCCGCTTTGTTATTGGCACTACCACGTACTACGTGCTCAATGTCCCCGATGAATTCTCCCTCACATTGTCCACCTCTCGCGGCGGAGCTTTGTACAATAACTATGCCGCTGATGGCATCGTTGCTGGCGCATTTGGTACTGGATATTTTGATCTGGTGATTAACAATGCAGTGGCAAGTAGGGCTCGCGCGATTAGTCAAGGCATTGTGGTGTTTGCAGTGAGACGCATTGCTGATGCTCAATTGGCAAGTTCGCTGGCAGAGAAAAATGCACAATGGATGAGGACATATAATTGCTCAACCACTAACACGTATAATGTGGTTAGCCCTGCCCCCGAAGTGAGGGCGTTCCTCAATTACGGGCTGCGATAAATGACAGTAGGAAGTTCAATCGTCAACTTGACGGCAAGCGGCCTGCCGACAGAGCAGGTTGATCAGGCATTTGCCTTCTGTTTGGGCACGCAGATTCTGCAAAACCCGGCATCTTCGCCGAGGGTGGGTAAACTGTCATTCAAGATTAGTCCTAATCTTTTTGATGTGCCAGTAAGCGGCAATACAGTGGGCGCCACTGCTATTGGCCTTGCTACTTCTGCAAATACTTCCAATATTTCTATCTGGTCTTCTACTGCTCAAATCAGAGACAACGGTATTGGATTTGGTGTTTACGCAGTCAGTTTTGCTGAGGACATCAACAACAACCAAAAAGTGAACGTTGCTGCTGCCGGCACGTCTATTGCCTCTGTGTGTAAAAACAGGGTGGCCAGCGGTATTGACCTTGGTAACAACACTTTTACATCCACTTCACATGGATACGGGCAAGGGGATGCCGTCGTTATCGCTAGTGGCGACATTCCCGTTCCGCTTGCCACTGGAATAACTTATTACGTCATCCCTTCCGGCGTAAATAATTTCCTACTTGCCGAAACAAGAGCAAATGCAATGGCTGGGGTTGGCTCTGCTATTGACTTGATAGTTGACACCGGTGGTTTGACATACCTAGAAAGTGATGACGTTTTTGATGTTACAAGATCGGGGTTGACCGGCACGGTTATTGTCAAGCGAAACGGGTCAATCGTTCATACTTTCAGCGGCACCACTACTGCTACATTGCGACCATTTTTTTGGACGAGGGAAAGCAGTAATAGCGCTACAATTCCAGTATTCAAGGCGATCAAAGTCAGCGGGGCTTCGTAATCCATGGCACAAAGCAAACTCATTACTGACCTTGTCGCGCTTGTTACGCCAAGTAATGACGATGTCTTTGTCATAGTCGACAATACGACAACCCCATCGCTGTCGGTAACCAAGAAGATCACCTATGCAAACTTGAAGGAAAGTTTGCAGGACATGATCGATGTGCTGTTCTCTGGTGGCACGGGGATCAATGCATCTTACAACGATGCATCGAACACGATCACTCTTTCCGTGATCAATGACACGTCAACTCAGAAATCTATTTTTTCCAATAACGGCACTGTTATTGGCACTAGACAAGAACTAAATCTTGTGCCTGGCGCAAGTATTACACTGTCAGGCGGGGAAAATGCTCCGGCTAACCGAGTTAATTTTACCATCAATTCAACTGCAGTTTCGACTGCTAGCGGGCTTCCCGGAATTGGCACCACATATAACGTGCTGTCTGGCGTTACAACTCTGCCTGATGGCACAAAGCGTTTGGACCTGCGCGGAATCAAGGCCGGAGGCAGTGGCATTAGCGTCGGCCTTACGGATTTTGATCAGACAATTGTCGTCAATGTTGTTCCCTCTGGCATTGACATTAACTCTCTGAGCGTAGGCAGCCCTTTGGCGGTTGCGCTGGGTGGTACTGCTGCAACTACGCCGTCTGGCGCCCGTGGGCAACTCGGCGCCGCCACTGCAGGGGCTAATTTTGACATCACATCTCTCAGTGGCTTGACAACCGCTCTGAGCATCGGCCAGGGCGGTACAGGAGGGCAAACGGCCCAAACCGCTCTGTTCAATATCGGTGGTCTTTCTTATGTTGCCAATCTTGGAGCGACAGGCGAATCGTTGCTTGTTAGTCAGAAAAATGCAGTTGCGGGCGAATACAGAACAGAGCTAAAAAGTGTCAGGGCAGGTTCAGCGAAAATTACCGTTAGCACAGTTAGCAACTCTATTTCAATCGACGCGAGTCCGAATGATATTCTGAATGCGGCAAGCGCGAATGTAAATCTCAATGCATTTCGCATCACCAACCTTGCTGCACCTGTAGCAGATAATGACGCGGCAACTAAGGGTTACGCAGACTCTGTTGCCCAGGGTCTTACGGTTAAGGGTTCATGCCGACTTGCGTCGACAACAGGTTTTAGCGCAACTTATTTTAATGGCTCTGGCACGGTTTCTGCTGTTGACGTTGCGACAAATACGCTAACCATTAATAACCATGGCTTTAATACCGGAGAGCGAGTATATGTGTCATCTACCGGTTCGCTTCCCAGCGCCACGCCGGCACTTGCGCTAAACACTCAGTACTTCATTATCAATACTGGTACTAACTCGGTCAAGCTTGCGACAACACTTGCCAACGCCAATGCGGGCACTGCTATTGACTTAACCAGCACTGGTTCTGGTGTTTTAACAGTCAACCACACTCTATATCTTCTTGCTACCGCAAACGGTGCCGCTTCTTTTGATGGAATTGCGGCCGCCTCTGGTGATCGGATTCTTCTGAAAAACCAGTCCAATGCTACGCAAAATGGCATCTATGCCGTCACTGAGCTTGGAGACGTAAGCACTCCCGCCGTCTTAACGCGAGCAGACGACTCAAACGCCTCAACTGATATTCAGGAAGGCAGCTTTACTTTTATTGTCGAGGGTACGGCTAACGGCGGCGTTGCATATGTGCAAACCACGCAAGATCCCGTTCTTGATGCCAGCAATCTTGTTTGGACGGTATTTTCTTCAAGTGCAATTCCCATCAATACCGTTGACAACACCAAGCTTGCGTTCATGGCTGCCGGAACCATTAAAGGCAGGCAAGGTGGAGCCGGCAGTGGCAACCCGCAAGATCTAACCGCAAATCAGGTGGTTGCTATAGTTAATACTGCCACAGACAGTATTGATTGTGGCACTTATTAATTTTCTCAAGAGCCGCGCTTGTGCGCGGCATTATTAGTGCCATGACAATTAGCGTTCAAAACTTGCGTAGCGCGGTCGCCAATAAGCGACCTGTTGCGACTGGCCTTTCCGTTGGTCAGATTGCTATTAATTACAACGAAGAAGATCCCGCAATTTATTTGCGTGGAGATGCTGGGGCTCTTGTTAAAGTTGCCCCCGCAGTTGTTGCTTCTTCTACGCCCAATGCAACACCCGCAAGTGGTGGAGCTAGTGGCAATAGCCGAGGCGAAACATGGTTAGACACTGCTTCCTCCCCGCCTCAATGGAAAGTATATAACGGGAGCTCGTGGAATAGTACTTATACCTTGGCTAGTGGCACGGTCGCCACTACGCCTGCAACCGCAGATAGTTCAACACTTATTGCAACCACCGCCTATGTAGGGAACAAGGTTGCTGATTACGCACCTAGCAAGGCAGGTGCCGGAGCTACTGGTACATGGAATATTGGTATTAGCGGCAATGCTGCCACTGCCGCCGCATTGACAACTGCTAGGACAATTAGTCTTGGCGGTGACCTTAGTGGCAGCGCAAGCTTTGATGGTTCTGCGAATATTTCTATCTCGGCCACTATCGCGGCAGATTCTGTTGCTCTTGGATCTGACACAACCGGTAATTATGTGGCAGCAGGCGCCACAAGCGGCAATGGCCTGAGCGGTAGTGTTAGCAGCGAAGGTGGCACTTTTACTGTCACATCGAATGCGACTAACGCAAACACTGGTAGCACAATTGTTTTCCGTGATGCCAGTGGCAATTTCAGCGCTGGTACTGTTTCTGCAGCATTGAACGGCAATGCGTCAACAGCGACAACACTTGCCACTGCTCGCAATATCAATGGTGTAAGTTTTAATGGCAGCGCTAATATTGAAGTCAACCCGCTAAGCACAACAGGAACGGCGTATTCAAACGGCTACGGCGGACGTTATCTGTCCACTTCTAACCCAACTGGTGGAAGTGCAGGCGACATCTGGTATAAGTATTGATAGCGTCACCCATTTACTTCAATCATGACTTACATTGATCCTGATCTTGGCTCCCGGAATTGGGAGCGACTGATTCGCGTTGAAAATGGCGTTGCCATTGAAGAAACTCGTGCTCCCTTTGGCTGGTTCACAGAAACAGGACAGCGTCCTTGCGATGAATGGTTGGCAACAGAAGGGTACTATGGATTCGTTCCGAGTGAAGGGCCTGATGTTTTGGCAACGGAATGCACTTACTCACTCAATCCAATTCGGGAATGGGCTGTTGACGAGGAGTCAAAAACAGTTTCTCCTACATGGAACATTGTTTATTACACAGAAGAAGAAAAAATTCGCAATGAAGTACAGCTAGATAGATCAAAGTGGGAGGCAATGCGCAGTGCTCGTAATGTTCTTCTTTCGCAAACCGACTGGACTCAATTGCCGGATGTAGATCCAGCGCTGTCTGCTGAATGGCGGGAGTATCGCCAAGCTTTGCGTGATTTGCCGTCTAACATTACAGACATTGATGCATTTTTTTGGCCGACACGCCCAGGAGAAGAATTTCCCATGTCTAACGGCGGTCCTTCGTACACCTGAGATTTGTTATGACAGTTTATGTTCATGACAGTGGCGTATGGCGCACTGTTGCCGGTGGAGGTTTGCAGGTAAAAGATGGGAGCGTGTGGAGGCCTGTTAATACAGGCCACGTAAGGGACGCATCGGTATGGCGCCAAGTTTACGCCAGTCTAATCACGCAAACTTTCACTTTTACTTATACAGGAGCAGATCAAATTTTTCCTGTCCCCGCTAATTTCGTCCCCAACGATGGCATTCAATCGTTGACGGTGTATGCCTGGGGTGCTGGCGGGGGAGGAAATAATGGCGGAGGCGGATACAGCGGCCAAGGAGGATGCGGGGGTTTTACGTCAGGATTACTTCAATTGAATGGCGGAACACCTTGCACAATCGTGGTCGGCGGTGGCGGCCAGGGAGGAGGTGCTGCTTACGTTGCTGGTCCGTATGGCGGGGGCGGTGGTCCTACTGCAGGCGACTGTGGAGGTGGTGGCCTTACAGGAATTTTTGAAAACTCATATACTCATGCCAACTCCGTTCTCATAGCTGGCGGTGGTGGTGGGCAGGGCGGTAATGGAAGCCCTGGAAAACTTTATTTCGGTGGTTGCGGCGGTGGCGTCAACGGAGAAGGTTCTATTGGTCAAAGTTGTGGCAATAGCGGTGTTGGCGGCACTCAATTCGGCAGCGGCCAAGGTGGATCAGCTCTGCAAGGTGGCGGTTCTGCTAATGGTTTTCTCCGCGGTGGCGCTGGTGGTGGTGGTTATTACGGCGGAGGCTGTCAAGATGGCGTTTCTGGATGCGGACATCCAGGAGGTGGCGGCGGATCAGGTTATTTGCATCCCACAAAAGTTTCTTCTGGCAGTTTTTCGACGCTCACTCACGCTCGAGCTGCTGGATCTGTGCCTCAATCGGGCAATGCTTACTATCAAGCAGGCGTGGGCAATGGTCCTACCAATGGAGCGGGCGGAAATGGCTTACTTGTGATTGTCGGGACTTATTTTGGTTGATCATGGCGAAACCCAAGAAAACTCTTAACGGCACTATTCGTATTGAGCCAAAACCAAAGCGCACCCGTCAAGGTGATGGTAAGAATAGTAAAGCTTCCCACGGAAGAAAACTTTCCCGTGGGCAGGGCAAAGGCTGATTATCATTAAGAAAACGCTGTGGTGCCGTGATCGAACCAGGCAAATACGACATCACTATTCAACAAGGGGCCACTTTCCAACTGCCTCTTCATTTCAAAGACAGTGCTGGCGCGTCTGTCAATATGACTGGCTATACAGTGAGCGGTACTATATATGATCGCTACGGCCAAACACTTCTTGCATCGTTCACTAATACTTGGACCGTACAAGCAAGCGGACAATTTACGCTTTCTATTCCAGCTAATACAACACGCACAATGAGTGGAGAGGCTCAGTACGATGTATTAGTGACAGAGCCTGACAATACAAAGTTCTACCTCCTTGAGGGGGCGGCTTTTATTGACACTGGCCTTACGGGGAGATGATGTATGACACGCATGCAATTAACAGTTGCTCCTGCATCTGCTTCCCGCATTGTTGTCTCAAAAACCAATACCACTGTTGTGGTACAAAAACAGCCCACAGCGACTGTTGAAATTGCGGCCTTAGGGCCGCAAGGCCCGTCATTCACTGGTGCAAATTATTTTGACATTACTGCGATTGGCGCCCTGACATCAGGGGATACTGGCACTCTTCTTCAATGGAGCGGCGCGGCTTTCGTGCCCACCAATGAACTTTCCCAGAATCTCACTATCGCCGGAGGGGCGTTCTAATGAGCACGGTAACCATCAAGATTAAACGCAGGGCTTCGACGGGCTCTGCGGGCGCACCAGCGTCGTTGAAGAGCGGCGAACTTGCGTTTAACGAAAATACAGGCGACAAGAAGCTTTATTACGGCTATGGCGATGATGGTAGTGGTAGTGCCACGTCTGTTATCAGCATTGGCGGCGAAGGCGCCTATCTGACGCTTGACACCGCCCAAACCATTACGGGCAACAAAACTTTTACAGGTGCCGTTGTTCTCACTAGCGCCACGGTTTCGCTGAACACCAGCCAGCTCACTGAAAGCGGCTCGCTGTTCTTCACCAACGCTCGGGCCCGCACAGCGCTATCTGGCGATGCCTCCACTGGACTGAACTACAACAGTTCCACTGGCGTGATGCTGTTGTCTGGCGTACCCAACGCAAGCCTGACAAATAGTGCTGTCACCATCAACGGCACAAGCATTTCCCTGGGTGGTAGTGCCACATTTACCACCACCAACATTGGCGAAGGCACCAATCAGTACTACACCGATGCGAGGGCACGGGCTGCGCTGTCTGGCAGCAGCGCTACGGGCCTGCAATACAACAACAGCACTGGCGTCATTTCGCTGTCGGGGGTGCCCAACAGCTCGCTGAGCAATAGCTCTATCACTGTCAATGGCTCTGCAGTGGCCCTTGGCGGCTCTGTGAGCACCAATGTGAACGTGAGTGATGGCACCACGTCCACTTCCATTGCCAACAACGGCACTATTACGTTTGCGGCCGTTGCCAATGAGACCACTGTCACCAATGTTGGAGGCACTGTCACCATTGGTTTGCCCGATAACGTCACCATCACATCGGGCTTGACTGTTGGTGGCGACCTGACAGTCAATGGCACGCTGTCCACGATTAACAGCACTACGGTCACCGTCGATGACAAAAACCTAGAGCTGGGCTCCACTGCATCGCCGTCTGATGCAACGGCCGACGGTGGTGGTATCACACTCAAAGGCACCACTGACAAGGAAATCAAGTGGCTTGATGCCACTGATTCGTGGACATTCAATCAAAATATTAATGTCACAACTGGGGGTCTTTCTGTTAATGGAACCCAGGTAATCAACAATAGTCGCGTATTAGCAAATGTGACGTTGAGCGGCTTGACCGTAGATGGTGGTACGTTCTAAAACATGTCAAATACCATCCAACTAAAGCGAACAAGTCTTCTTGACAAGAGGCCGACAGCTAGCGGACTGACACTGGGCGAGCCTGCGGTTGTTCTCCATCAAGATAGTTTTGGCGTTTATCTAAAGGATGGTGCAGGGGCCGTCCGCAAGGTTGGCCCCATTCATGTTGGGACAAGTGCTCCAAATGCTGCTCCAATAGGCAGCTCTGGCAATAGCCTTGGGGAAGGATGGCTAGATACTTCGTCTAATGCATTTAAAGTGTGGGATGGATCAAATTGGTCAAGTATTGTTGGCAGCGGTAATTCATCAGAAGCGTTAATTGTGGACCATGGCCTAGAAGTGGGCACGGTAGACTATGGGTCAGTGGCATCAACACCAGTATCAACCGAAGACTGGGGCGTTGCCAGTTATTTAAGGAATTGAGATGGCCAAACAGGTTCAGTTCCGGCGTGGAACGACAACCGAGCACAACGGTTTTACTGGGGCCATTGGCGAAATAACAGTAGATACCACGTTGAACACTGTTCGCGTTCACGACGGCAGCACGGCCGGAGGGACAAGAATTGCCAGATTTTCAGAAATTGTTCCCACCAGTAGACAGGTGGTTGCTGGTAGTGGTCTGGCTGGAGGCGGCACTTTGAATGCTGACGTGACGCTTCATGTTGAAAATCTTGATTGCGGTACTTATTAGGAATCATGGGACAAATTAGGGTTAATAACGAGCAGTTTGAAACTGGCGTTTTAGCAGATCACCGTGGTCAGATCTTGGCCGTAGGGCCTGATAGTGGACAAGTGGATGCCTTTGGGAGGGCAACACCACGGGCCGGTGGCGACTACGCCTCAACCCCACGCTTTCTATGGAAAGCATTACGCAGCAGCAAGTACAGGAGATGATTGATGCCGCCATCAGGCGGCACAATCGCAATGCTGGCATCATCTCGATGGTGGTGGGCTGGGCCGTATTGGGCTTCTATGCTGATGGCTTGTTTCGCATGATCCATCGATGAAGCCAATTGATGAGGTGTGGTATGAGCAGCAAACTGACGGCTTGAGCGACTGCCTGCAAGAGCTCATTAATGATGGTGGAGCAGAAAAGGCGCAGGAAGGGCTATGTGACGCGATAATGACGTGGATTGACTATCACCAGCAAGAGCTGAATAAATGGAAGGAACTGGCAACTCTGCTTCATCTGCCCATCGCCACCGGGACTGGCTCAACAGTCCTGAATTCAAAGAGCTTCAGTACGCCTTCAATGCTCACAGGGAACAGACTGTGAGAGAAGATGCCGAATGGTGGGAAAACTTGTCTTATGAGGACAAGCTCAAGGCATTCCGTTGCATCTGTCGTCGCATTTATCAAGGCGATGTGAAGGACAAAGGAACGTATCGCTTTGTTCTTTACAACACGTTTGGCTTTGATCTAGATGCCTATGCAGATGGGATGGACTGTGGTTATATGACCATCCACAATCTCATTTGGGCTGGACTGGAAGCGGAGCGACAGCGCGTTCAGCGCATTCAGAACATTGCCGACGAGGAGCTAGAGAGTGATAACAAAAGCCCTTTGCCGCAAGAGCAAGCCCCGATGCAATAAGAAAGCTGCCAATTAGTTCTAGGCCCATTGCCTCATTGCCTCTGCAGTTATTCTATTTTGGCAAAACTTGCGGGGGTTCGCCGTCAAGCGTCCAAGTGATACGCATTTCACCACCCAATGCTTTTACTGCATCGCTTGCATTATCTGGCGCCTTGTGTTCAATCATTACTGACGGCACAACTGCATTGGGCAGAGGCGTGATCTGGGCTTTGGGGAACAACTCCTGAGCTTTGGCTGCAAGCTTACTGGCAGTGTCAGCTCGATGTTCTTTTTCCCATGTGGCAATAAGCTCTTTGGCTTGCTCATCTACTTTTTCTAAAACAATTTTAGTTTTCCATTCAATCCAGTCTGGACGACAATGAGCCATCATTAGCTTGAACCATGGATTGAAGCTGAGTGATGGCCATTGCCGGGCTGCCCAGAGGCCCAGTTCGTAGCACATTGCATTAAACCAGGCCTGTCTGTTCATCCTTCTTGGTAAACGCTGATGAAGATGGAGCCAGTTTTCAACAGGGGCATAACGAAATCCCGGAGGTGGGCATTGTGCATGCGCACGCAACCATGAGTGGCGTAAAGCTTCTGCACGGGCGCCCAAGCGCCCGGCCACCCATTGGCGCTACCACCGCCGTGAAGCATGATTCCAGCGCGTCCTACGCCGCTCTCCTGTCCTTCTAGATCGATCATGTCAAGGCTGTACCAGCCATAGGCCATGAGTGTGCGATCAAACGCAGGCTTATCGCCATTCAGTTCGTAATCGCGGTAGACAGTGCCCACCTTGTAGAGCCCAGGGGGTGTGTCAGTGTTGCGCAGCTTCCATTCATAGTCGCTGCCTTGACCACGAGCCAATGCAGGCAATTCCCATAGTTGCCGGCCTTCAAAATCGAAGCACTTTGCTGTTTCCACCGCATCGTTAACAACAATGTGGTGGTCGCCTTTTTTGAAGCCAAATTGTTGAGGCTTTTTCTTGGGTCCGATCATGGCAGAAATGACTGTTGTTTCCGGCGCATATTGTTTCATGAGCCGCGACAATTTTGAAGGATACTCGGGATCTGTGGCATACGCCTGCTCTTTAAGCATGCGAGCAGCTTCATAGCGATTGCGAGCCCTGTTGACGCCATGAAATCTGCCGTAATCCTTGTACCAACGACTGACTAGGTATTCAATGCATGCTGCAAGCGTAGGGAAATCAATAAAACCAGCTTTAATGGTCACCCAACGACCGTCATAAAACTCTTTTGTTTCCCTTGTGGAGCCACCTCCCTTCAGGCCAAATGCATTGTTTTGCCCTGAAAAATGCTTTCCAAAACCACTCTCAAGCGCCCACTGAGCAGCTACAAGGTCAGGATATTTTGCTCCTATGCTTTTGGCATAGGAGCTCACTCCCTCCCATGTATTGGGAATGTCTGTCACTTGTTCACACGGAAGATGGTCTTCAGGCCTTCCATCAGAAGCTGAAGCACGTTGTTGCTCTTCCAAGGAGAGCGATCAAGGATTTGATCGGCAGCACCAATGATGATGCCACCAATTACGAACCATTCAACGCCAGTCATAAATCCAAATGCGGTTTATTACAGATTAGCGACGCACTTCC